CAACTTACAATAATCTCTGTCCACCTTTCTGTCAGTACGACTTTGCCAGGGAAAGAAAGACAACCTTCTTGAAAATAGCTTTTACCAAATTTACCAACGATCTTAGGATTAACTAACACTATAGGTTTGGTTACATTAATTACGCAAACTCTTCTGTCGATGCCAACTTGATTCGCTGCCAAGCCTACTCCATCATAAGTACCAGCTAAAATAGCTAGCAGCCTTTCTCCGATGATTGTGCCTTCGCGTGCACTGCAAGGCTTGCAAGCCTTGCGAAGCTCTTTCTCACACGTTACAAACAATGGACGTCCCCTCTATACTAACTAGCCACGGGGTGCCTCTTAACGACGAATTTCGCCACATAAAAGCTAAAACTTGCTAGAAATACTCCTGCAACCACATCTGCGATGAAGTGTTGTTTAAGAACAAGCGTCGACAGAATGATTCCTATGGCCCACAGTAAGAATACTCGGCCCATCCAGGGTTCATGTTTGACCCACTGAGTATTTATTGCCGCCAAGAACATTAACCAAGCGAAAGCCACGTGGCCCGACGGGCACGTGTTGTGCGCGTAATCTAGTTCTTGGGTGGCCATCAACAGGGCGCTGGACAGTCCAGAGGCTACTACATCTGGACGTGGATATTCTATTGGCAGAGCAACGAAGCATAAAAACATAACGACGGAAGCCATCATACAACTATAGAACGTGCGCCAGAAAACCTTCGCCTTCTTGATCAGCACAACCATCACGATCATAACAAGAAGAGGTAGTGAGTGGTAAATCCAAACAAATTCCGGCATCAATGGTATGTACTCGTCAATCTCGACAAGGAGAGATATATCGCCACTTGTTACCAACCTCTGTATCAAAAAGTAGCCGCTTAAAAAGAAAAAAAATATCAAAGAAGTATACAATGATTTCTTTTTCAAGCTCATTCAGTGGTATCCGAGAAGGTGATTAGAGGCGGCGCGAGTGTGCAAAACGTTACGCACCTACACCTCTAACTATCTTCTCAAAATACTAAAACCACAATACAATTAATTTTTTTGCAAAGAAACCGACAACATGCATAGCTCACGGAGTGCAGCATGTTTTGACAACACTAATGATTGTAGTATGTTCAAACTATCTTCCGCTATTAAAAACTGCTTGTCTTCAGTCAATACTGCAGTGTCGATTTCTCTTTCCAGTATGCTGATCGTGCTATAGCTAGTCCAATAAACTTCGCTAAGGAGAAAACAGATATACTCGTTGGCCATGGCCATGTCTAAGTATGTGGACAAGAAGTCCCTTGAGATATCACAATCATCCTGAGCATCGTTTAGGATTTCATATACGCCGTCAACGCTCAAGGTATATAACCTACTCTTTTCCATGGTCTAGGTTCTCTAAATAAGTAACCAAGTCTGTATAACCGCCAACAAATTGAATATGTGGACCGTGCATGTGAAATACCATTGGTACAGTCTGGTGCGTATACGCCCACTTCATGTGGTCTAACATTTTGTCCTGCTCGTCAAATGGGATTATTGCAACGTCTTCGCCATGTTCGCGTAATAGGTCTTCCGCCTTTACGCAGTAAGGACAAGATGTTTTAACATATAAAATAAACTTATTCATTGTTCTCTCTAATCTTGTTTATGATTAGATTCGGGTGGCCGACAACAGAGACCTGTCTGGCATAACCTTTATCCGCAATGTGAACTTTCGTAAAGCCAATGCGGCCGTCGAGGTCTTGTTTCAAAGGCTTCGTCTTGTGTTCTGCAACAAGCGTCGGGTCCTCTTCAAGCAGAAAAATATATTTGGGGTTAACCCAAATGTCTTTAAGAAGATAATCCTTTTGGATTATAGGCCCTTCTTGATCCGTTCTACTAATAGAAATGTTTGTGCTGGTGACTCTAGTTAAGTTGATCATAAATTCCTCTCATTTGTTTTTTTTCGATTAACCATTTTTTATTTTCGTGCAACACACTAAGTTTGTCTCCCACTTCCCCGAGCAGAAGTACGTTAACCGGCTTGCTGAGCTTTATAAAGCTTCGGACGGTGTTGTCTTCTGCCGGGGAGAGCATATAGGTCTCAGCCGGCACGTATATTAACTCATATTTCTTTTTCTTCATCTACTGCCTCCTCATTGTCCTCTTGAATTGCCTCTAGCGCAGACGGATCTAAAGCAGAGGAGTATCCTGCCACGATGTTGTACGTTTCATCTAGCATTTGATCTAGGTCTGACAGTTCGTATCTGACGTCGGAGATTTGTGTTAAGAGATCTTCTGTCGAAAAGTAGTTGAATTTCTCCTTTGACATCTGCGACAATTTAGATTTGGCGTCCAGCAACCGCTGCACAATTATACCGGGGATTTCCTCGACGTCGTGGGAGGCAGAAAGTTTAACTCTCATCTTTGATCTCCTTAATGATACAGGTCGCTGTGGTCAGCAGGGTAGTAACCACAGAAACAGCGTTTCTGAGCGCCGTTGCCGTAACTTTGGCCGGGTCAATGATGCCGGCCTCGAACATGTCGACGACCTTTTCCCGCAGGAAGTCGTAACCCTGATTACTTGTTTTTTTTCTTTTAGCCGCCTTGCGTATCGCATCGACAATTAGATCTCCGCTGACTGCGCAGTTCTTCGCTATCTGACGTGTGGGTGACTCAAGAGCGGTCAACAGAATCTGCTTGCCGAACTCTTCCGTGGGCGTGTCAACGTTGACCTTGACATTGCCGCAATGCAACAGTGCCGCGCCTCCGCCGGGAACAATTCCGCTTTGCTGTGCAGAGCGTACGGCTTCTAACGCGTCCTCGATGCGATGCTTCTTCTCCACCATTTCAATCTCGCTAGCTGCGCCGACCTCGATGATGGCAACGCCGCTCTGAAGGCGTGTGACTCGGTGTTGCAACCGCTTGCACTCGTTAAAATCTTCTGTTTGCTTTATCTCGGATTTAAGAGCCTCTATCCTGTTTTCAATCTGTTCCCAATCTCCGGCGCCATCAACGACTGTTGTAAAACTTTTTTCAATCTCAATCATTTTTGCTTGGCCAAGGTCGGAGAGCTTTACGTCTTCTAACGCGACGTCGCCGCTTTTTGTGATGTAAGTGGCTCCGGTGGCCAGAGCAAGGTCTGATAATATTTCTCTTCTTTCTTTCCCGAAACGCGGTGCTATACATGCAGCTACCTTCATGGTGCCACGAACAGTATTCATTATCAAAGCAGCGAGCGCTTGTCCCTCGACCGCGTCGGCGACGATAATAAATGGTCTGTCCTCTCTTGCTACCTGCTCTAGTATCGGCAGGATCTGCGGAACTTGATCGAGCCTTTCGTCGGTTACCAAGAGTAAAGGGTCCTTGTATTCCACTGTGTTCTTCCTTTCGCTAGTGACAAAAGCTTGCGCAGCGTAGCCGGCATCGAACCTGAAGCCTTCGACTAGGTTCAGCTTTGTGTCTTCTGTCTTCCCCGCGCGGACCGTCACCGCGCCTTCGTCTCCTGCCTGGTCGGTAGCTGTTGCAATTAGCTCACCAATTCCGATGTCGTTATTCGCAGAAATGGCTGCGATATTCTTAATTTCATCAAACGTTTTTACAGGGCGCGCCATCTCCTCTAGATTGCCTAGCACAGCAGCTAGCGTCTTATCCATCCCTCTTTTGAGTTCTAAGGGGTCGTGCCCTGCGCGCACATATTTTTGAGCTTCGTTGAAGATTGCCCGGGCTAGCACTGTAGACGTGGTCGTACCGTCGCCGACGGTGTTGTTGGTGTTCTCGGCAACCTCCTTCAGCACAGAAGCTGCAGCATCCTCAAACGGATCTGCTGTTTCGAAAAACTTTGCGACTGTAACACCGTCCTTGGTGATCACCGGCCTGCCTCCTGCACGGAGCATGACGTTTCGGCCACGTGGTCCAAGCGTCACAGCAACGCAATCTGCTAATTTGTTTACTCCAGACGACAGCTTCTCTTGTAGCTGCTCGTCAGAAAGACATAACTTACTCATGTTTCACCTCTATAGAGAATATAAGACATTATACAACAAAGTCAAGAGTTATGTTAACTAGTTTTTGTCGTTGGCGGTGGGATTTTCAGAAAGAAGGCCTGCGGATGCTCCGGCTGTACCACGCCCAGTGACGCCGCTAACTTCTTTTGTCTTGAGGCCAATGTTCTCAGCAGCGCCAATGGCTGTAACTGCGCGGCTGTCCTCACGAAGACCGCCGGCAAAATAAGTCTTGATGTTCAATGTTAAAAGTTTAAGGTTATCAAAGATATCAAAAATATTAGCGTTGACAACAGCAACAACCTGATTGAGCATTTTTTGTAAGGCATCAGATCCGATTGACAGTTCACCAATCTCTACTCCCTTTTTGTTGCCTTCTGGAATTGTGTTTTCTCCAGACGCATCAGATAGACCGAGCACCATCCTGCCAGTCATATTAAAGTGACCGACATCCTGTATCTTGCTACCGTTGTAGCCTAGTGTCTGAGTTAGCGCTACTTTCTTCTCTTCTTCAGATAGCTTGTTGTAGGCAGTTACGGATCTCTCAATCAACTCCGTATCAGTTCCTTGTAGGTACTCAGAAGTAATTTCCTTCTTTCTTAGCAGTTGTGCTGTCGTCAAAGAATATTTTGCAACCAGTTCTTGATTCGCTAAGTTAAGCCGATCAAAAACGGCGCGCCGAGCTTTTTTGTCTGTATCTGGGAACACTCTTTCAAGACGCCGGAGAACAGCAGTAAGTTGAAGCTGCGCAGCCCCGCGTTGTATCGGCGCCGAATCAATAGTTTCTCCTTCTGGTGTCGTCTTTGGCTTACCGCCGGAAAATATTGTGTCGTCTTTGGAATAATCAAGTTTTGTAAACAAGTCATTGTAATCTATCGCACCAATGGCTTTTTCTATCTTGTCGTCCTGCAGTCTTTTCTTTGCGTTAGCTTGAAACTCTATTTCTGCATCTTTGGAAGATGGATACTCGCCCCCTTGCGAAAGCTGGGTTCGAACATCCGTACGATCTTTTATATACCTTGCAGGCAAAATGATATTGCGTCTTGATCTCTTACTTGATGTCGACAGGATATTAAAAAGGTTGTCTAACGTAAAATTGAATCTGTAGAATTTAATTGTTCCTTGCTGCTCCATGGGCCGGTTTTCAGGCGCAGTTAGACTCTTCGCGCATACAACATATTGCATGTAGCCCGGGCCGCTGATGAGATCTTTAACTAAATCTTTGTAGCTACCACCGACCTCCACTGTGTCCTCTTTATAAAGCTTGAGAGAAATTGGTATACCGGAAGCGGTTGTCAAGTCAGCAATTGTGCCACTGTTAGCGGGCTCCTGCTTACCGCCCAGAAGAACAGCCAAGAAAGACTCAAAAGAAAAGCCTGCGCTTGAAGCATTAAAGTTACTAACAATCTGAGTTAGCGTTTTGTAGAATACCAGATACGACAAGACAGCCGAAACCTTGTTGTTGGGGGATTTTTCGCTCAGATTGAGCTTCTCAATAAGCCCCTGGTCCATGTCATAAAACTGCTGCAAGGAGTCAAGCTTGTCAGCAAGATCTCCGCCTTGAATGTTCTTTAGAAAATTCATAAGCTGGCCACGGGCTGTCGAGGAAAATTCCTTTGCGTCTTCGGGTGTCGACATATCTGACCATCCAAGCTCCGTAATAGAAATTTCTGGAATAGCCGAAATAGACAAGGTGTCGCTCTTTGCAGATTCCATCAAGAGTTTATAATTCTCAACTCCCGACTGCTGCTCGTCAATTAATTCAAATATAGTTTGCAGCGTCATCTCTTCTACATAGAAGCTTTCTTGAAGTAACCGCATCTCTTGTTCATTCATAAACTGGACCTCTAACTTAAATAGTATCTAAACGATGATATCGGCGATACCTAGTTCGACTGCCTTCTCCGCATCAATATACACATTAGTTTTTCTATCCATAAGCTTTTTGATGTGTCTCTCGGTCATGTCTGTTTCGACAGCTAAAGCTTTAATATAAAGCTTTTGTGTCAGTTTCGCCTCTTCGAACTCATTCTCGACGTCATGTAAATGGCCGTGCTGGCCAGAGATAACTCCGTGTATCATGACGCGGCAATGTTTGCCAATCCTTCGTTCACCTTTGGTACCCGAAGCCAAGAGGAGCACGGCTGCGGACATGACTTTACCAATCCCGTGCGTGCGCACATGTGTCCTGTCTCTTATCGATCTTATAACATCGTAAACAGAGAACATCTCGGAGGCGGATCCGCCATAAGATGAAATATAAAAGTCCAACGGCTCGTAAACTTCTTCGTACACATGTTCGTCTTCGTCTTCTGTGGGCACCTCGATCAAGGCTCTTCCCGCTTCATGTAAGGCTAGCAGGCCCCAGATTGTCTCTGATGACTTCTCTTCCGTGATATCGCCATATATGCCGGTAACCCGAAGCTCCGTTTTTTCAAACGCCGTGTTAAGCATTGTGATTAGCTTTTCGTCTGATTCTTTTTTCTCTTCATCTTTTGTGAACTTCACACATTCCTCCGTTTATAAAAAAAAAGGCAGGGCGGTGCCCTGCCTTAAGACATACGTCTTTAGTTTCTTCTTTAGCTTTTGCTTCTTTTTCTAAGTCTCTTGGCTAGACGCCGGCCGACGCGACGAGTAACTTCGTTGACAAGCTCGTCTTCTTCAAGCTCCATACCAACTTCGTCATCCATGTCCATGCCAAGTTCTTCCTCTAGGTAGTCCTCGTCCATGAAATCGTCTTCCATCATGTCCTCGTCATCCATATGACCCATTTCCATCATCTCATCATCTTCCATGTAGCCACCCTCGTCCAAAAAGACGCCGGCGGCTTCAAGAGATTCCATAAGTGCGTCAACCTCTTCGTCTTCGCCACCTTCAGGGGGAGCTTCAGGGCCGGGTGGCATTCCTTCTTCGCCGCCCTCGGGAGGCATGTCCATATCCATTTCGGGCTCACCCCCCATCTCTTCGCCACCTTCTTCAGTTTCCATAGAAACGTTGGGGGCGCCAGGAAGTTCGTTAAGCGCGGAGACAACAGCACCCATGACCTGCTCAATAGCAGATTCCATGCCTTCGTCTTCACCTTCACCTTCCATCTCGTCCTCGTCGGGCATCTCTTCGTCACCCTCCATGTCCGCCATGGCAGGATCCTCTTCTCCGGCTTCAGGAGCCTCCTCGGCGTCGGGCTCTTCTAAGTCTTGCTCGTTGAGGCGGCCGATAAAAGCGTCGCCTAGGGGTCTGAGGTTTGCTAGCCCCATCATCTTTCTAATCTGTGACTCTGTCAGAAGGGTCTTGCTCATTTTGTTGCTCCTTAAGTATACCTTTGTTGGTACTCTATTTAAATAGACTCTTTTTCGAAGAAATGACTTATTTTTTTTAAAGCCTGGTCTTCTAATTGTTTCACTCTAACAAAACTTATTCCAAGTCTTGCCGCACACTCACGTAATGTCATTGCACCGTTCTTATCGACAGTCTCCAAAACACAGTTATAATCCTCTGGATATTGTACATGATTGCGACATTCTACAATCGGGCACGGGGTGTTCATTTTCTTACAAGTTTGCAAACATTTCTTCATACGTCATTTTCCAATATATCAAATATGTTTTCGATATCACTTTCTACCAAGCCGAAGTCTTTCAACTTATCCTGCCCGGCTATTTTCATCTTCATGATCTTGTTGCGTTTTCGCTTGCCTTGGATATTATATTTTTCTTTACAGCCGTGGAGATAATCAGTAACTTGCGGATTGTCGTCCAAGTAGCCCTCGACCATCAAGCGGAAGAACTCAGATTGCTTTAATCCGTCATGCTGGCATTTAATGCGCAGTTGGGCTTGGCGCGTTGGCGTGTCGTAAAACATTATCTTCTTTCTAGTTTCAGGGTCTGGGGTTGGAATAGAGTTCATTTGTTCCTCCATAATATGTGCGTATTGCTTTCACTTTGTCCTGCTTGGGACTGTACAACGAAATTACATGAACTTCGAAGTTGTTCCAAATTTCGAGCCCCCGTATAAGACAGGCCACTACGGATACCACCATCAATATCTTGAATAACACGGGTAACACAGCCCCTGTAAGGTACGGTGGTTGCGACACCTTCCGCCGTAGAACTTTTGCCACGCCAGTCGCGTTGTGCTTGGGAGCTAGCCATCCCTCGATATGCTTTGTATTTTTCGCCTTTGACATTTGTGAATGTTTGACCCGGTGTCTGATCGGTCCCAGCTAACACTGACCCTACCATCACGAAGTCCGCCCCTGCAGCTAGTGCTTTGACCATGTCCCCAGAAGTTTTAATTCCGCCATCTGCAATTATTTTTGTTTTATAAGTAGTCTGCGAAACATCAAAAATACTTTGTAATGTAGGTACACCATGGCCGGTGACTAATCTGGTTGAGCAGATTGAACCTCCGCCAATGCCAACCCGTACGGAGTCAGCGCCCCAGTCGGCTAGTTGTTCAAACGCGTCTAGAGTCGCAACATTGCCGGCCATAAGATGAGCTGTTCCGGTAAAAGCTCCTCTCAAAGAACTTAAGCAAGTTTGCATCATCGCATGATGTCCATGGGCCACATCGATACACAACACGTTCGCACCGGCCTCGACCAGTTCTTCAGCGCGGTTCATGTAGTCACCCGTCATGCCAATCGCTGCAGCGATATTAACGGTACCGGCCGAGCGAGCGTGCCTAACCAAGGAAGCCTGCTCGGAGGCTGTGTTATACCGATGTACGACACCCATTCCCCCTGCAGAGTCCAGGGCCCGGGCCATAGCGCTCTCGGTAACCGTGTCCATCGGGCTGGAGATCAAGGGCAGCTTCAGCGTGGTCCTGTCATCTAATATTGAGGACAGATCAATCTGCGACCTAGACTCAATGTCGCTATACTTCGGTACTAAGAGGACGTCATCAAAAGCGTAAGTTTGTTTCATGCTATTCCTCTAAAGTTTCCAAGTACCTTTCCAGGTACCAGATTGCTTTTTCAATGTCTCTGACTTTCGTTCCCTTATGCTTATGCCTTGAGATATATTTAATTGCGTTGCCGCAGTGGAAGCCGAGGCTCCAGTCTTCAATTACATCAATGGTTTCGTAGGAACCATGGTTATAGTGCCCAGGGTGAGAAACCAATTCGGGCGCCTGGACTATTTCAATAGCGCATGGGTCTACGTCATCGAGTTCTAAAGGTTCAGCTTCGAAGTAGGCTTCGTCATCGTCATCGAACTTGCTAATAAGCAGTTCTTTTATCTCTTGATACTTGTTACTCATATTTAAAATCCTGATGGCATGCCATCTAGTGGGTGTGGGAGATCGTCTTTCTTGGTGGGGC